CTCCTGGGGGGTTATGGCAGATTGTGGCACTTATGATGCCAAAATCTGCATACTCTGGCTCTCCACCCCATTCTTGTAACAACTCAAAGATATTATCAGTTGTGAGACTGTTTCTTATCTCTGACTTGTCATATGGCATCATAGGTCAGTTAAAACCCTCACACACTTACCTTTAACCATACCGGTTTTATTAACATAATCACAAAGGAACTTCTGAGGCGGCATCTTTGCGTCCTCTCCCTTGCGGCTATCCAAAAGACGTTTTGCAAATAGCTTAGTCATTTTATATTCAACCGGGCCATAGAACGGCTTGCTCCATACATGTTCTGCATTAGTCTCTACAATTTTCATAATTAATCTCCTATATAATTACTTGTATCAATATCTACAATAATTTTATCGCAATATTTATCAAATTCTTCTTGAGTAGGTCTATCCATTATCCAACGATTTTGAAATTGAATAAAATCCTCTTCACTCTAAAAACCAGTTCCCATTAAAAAATAGTCTCCTGTTCAGTGATAATTTTTGTATCATTCAATGGAATGATTTCATAATCATAAGTTGTACAAAATATTGGATTTACGCGACAAGTGCCGAGGTCTGCTTTACACCATAAAACTATACCTTTATATCTACCTCTACGGTTTTTATAAATTGAAAGTTTTAAATTTGGTGTAGGAAATTTATTTGTTGCTAAAATTACTTCAAGACTTTGTAGATCCTCTTCTTTTACATTCAGAAGAATTGAACCAAAGTCAATTTTATCTGCGATAGCTTTTGCGCCACGAAGAAGATTCTGGTCTGGTGTTTTTGCTTCTTGATAATCTCCATTCAACTGGGTCGCAGACATAATAAATATTCCATATTCATTACACAAATCTTTCAATCTAATTGATAACATAAACAGAACATTATCTTCTCTTAATTTAATACCACCACTACGTTTGGTAATTTCTTCAAGAATTTTGAGACTTGTATGAATATAATCATGAAATACATATTTTACATCATGATCTCGAACATTTTTCTTAATACGATCTTCAATATCCTGCAAAGAAAAATCTGGCAGCTCTTCAATATAAAGTGGCGAATTTTTTAAAATATTTGCAGCTTCACGCACTCGCTTCTCTTCATCGCCTTCATATCTGCCATCCAAAATATGATCTTCATTTACATTTGCAAGAAATGCAAGCATCATAGTTTGAATTTCTTCTTTTTCCTGTTCTGTTGTGATATATAATGTCGGCTCAGCTTGACCATTAGGAACCCAACAACCGAAATCTTCATTAAATAATTTATTACATCCAATAAAACAGGCATCTGCCACCATGGTACGAGACTTACCGACACCAGTAGGCGCTGACCGCAAATAAAACTTCTTCAATCTTGCGCCCCTTGTAACTGTATTAATCAATGGCCCATAAAGTGGTACCCCTACTTCTGGATGTTCCATTAAATTATCAATAAGTTCATCAATACCATCACCAGCTTGATATGCTTCTCCATATGAATCATCTACATATTTCATGCGGATTTCATCAATTTTACCATCTACTCGATCAGCAATTTGTTCAAGACTAACATTATCAAGCCAATCTTCTTGTTCTTGTTTTTTCTTTACGTCCAAAATATTATCTGGATCATAAATATCAGAAACATCTACACCAAAACTATCATATGCGCGTAATAGTGTAAACTTTTTTAACCGATTATAATAATAATCAAATGTTGCAGAATCAGCATTTTCACTAACTTGAGTAAGCCATTCAGCTCCTTTTTGTTTAGTAAAAATAGCCTCGTTTTTGGGACGAGAAGCCAAATAATCAGTAATAGAATTTAATGTAATCTTCTGAGAACCAAGATTATAGAGCTTATAAATACACCCAAAAACAACTTTATGAAACTGATCTGGGAAATCTTCTTCATTAATTGTATATCTATCAGTATAATCCAAAAGTTGCGGTTGATTAAATACACAACCTATAACTTGCATTATTGCTGATGTATCAACGTATTTACTACTCATCTATTACCTCATCTTCGTCTAAAAACGAGAACAATTCTTTTCTTTTAATTTTTCTTTGCGGTAAAGGGATATGAATCTCCCTAACTTCTGGTACACACTCATTCATATCCTTATCTTTATTTTTATTATTGGCCAGCCATATACTATAATAATAATTATAAGCTGCTTTATATACAAATGGAACGATACCAATGCCATCATTAGCCTTTTCAATTCCATGCTCTTGAATTTCATAAAAATATTTCAGAGCTTTTAAGATTCCACTATATGTAAAATTATAATCATTCACATATTGATTAATTTGTTTCTTAATCCTTGGAGAAACATAATCAATATGAAATAGATTCATAATATAATCATCTAATTTTTCCGCATCAGTTTTTTCTCTTCTTTTTTCTTGTTCGTAACAAACTGAATGAGCATATTTACCATTAAAAAATTGATATGGAGTTTTAGATTTACTAAATTGCTTTTTACAATATACACATGTTACAATATCAAGTGGATCAACTATAGGAACTGTTGGCCATTCTGGATGTGATACTCGTCCTCTAAGGTAACAATCCGCATGAGCATAACGTCTTGTTTTCAATTCTACATATGCTGTACGATCTCGATCAAAACGCTCGCCGCAGATTTGACAAGTAACTTGATGGGCCAAATTATCATTCCTTTCTATATAATATTATACCATATTTTTAGAAAAAAATCAACCCAAGGTGGAATTCACCCTGGGTTGAGTTTTAGTTCTATTTTAGTTCAGCAAATCGCTCTTCATTTCTGAAACAATCAGATAGAGGAACTCTGCCTGATCGCGAGTGGTTTCACTGACTTTCTTTCCCTTACCCAAGTATTTATCAACAATTTGAGTAATACGCGGAGTATAAAATGCCTGGTCTTTTTCCATGAGCTGACCAACAATTGATTCAAACTCTTTAATTAGAGCATCATAATCATAATCTACTACTTCTGGTGCAACTTCACGAGCATCTGTTACCAAAGCACTTCCACTATTCTTTGCTTCTGCATCAATTGCATCATTCAATGCCTTGACCAAAGCATCATACTCAAAGTCAATAACTGGGGCAATATATTTAAAACGGCACCCAGTATCTGCACTGTTATCGAGAGAACGAATTACGAGACGAACCTTGGCGACACCATTATCTTCATACTTTTCAGCAAAAGCATAAATGTCAGCCATATTCTTCGCAATATCATTATAAGTTGTTGGGCATGAAGGAACCTGCTGGTTATATTTAGAACCATCCTTGCGGGTGAATTCCTTATCTTTCACATGAGAAATAAACACAACAGCATATCCCAACTGAGTGATAGCACGAAAACTCTCTTCAAATTCTTTCTTAACCTTAGTCCATCCACCACCGTAGGGGATGTCACTGAGTTTCTCAACTCCAGCCTGCGCACAAACATATTTTTCACAGCATGCTGCTGCAATATCGACAGTATCAACAACAATTGACTTGAAAGTTGCTTTTACTTCATCCTTCTTAAGATCCCGAAGCACCTGCTTCAATTCACCCCAAGAAGTTACATCCTGCGCGATAATACCGGGAATTGCATTATATCCTTTTTCAAACGCGAGAAGTAGACAAGATGGCATCTTAGTTGCTAAGGTTGTTTTTCCTGTTTTACCTTCACCATAAATATATGTAATATATCCACTTAAATCTCTACTTACTTTATGTGGCTGTAGTGCCAAAAGATTAATTGCCATATTATTTAATTCCTTTCACAACTAATTTTTCCAAGACTGGATTAGAAATTAAATCCAGTCTGGGCTGCCTTTGGTGCTGCGGCAGGAGTTGCTGCAGGAATCGCAGTATTGGAATTACGATACTCTTCCCAACGCTGCTTTACATCAGCCAGCATAACCTCACGTTCAGCAAGCTTTGCCTTAATTTCGGTCTTGGTAATTGTCTCAGTACTACCAAACTCATAAGGCTCCTTATTTGCGTTATATACAACAAAATCCTTATGAGAAGTAGGAACTTCTGTTACAATGGTCTCACCCCAAGCACTCTCAGTTTCGATGGTACGAGTACCAGTCTGAGAAATCTGAGTTACATAAACCTGAGTAAACACAGGCTCATTTACGCTTGCATCAAGACCTTCAAAATATGCCATAGCCTGTGGCTTCAACACGGACAATTCCATTGGGAGAATTGCTCCACGGAAGTCAAAAGCATAACACTTCAAAATCATTTTATCCTGAGTATTTCTCTCAGGGTCACCTTCAATCATCGCGGTTCCATAAATAACAACATCAAGACGAGTTGTATTTCTCTGGAGTTCATCATCCTTCAGAGTAGGAACAACGTGAACAAATCCACCTTCATTACGCTTTGCGGAAACGAGTTCCTCTTTACCACTACGATCAGAATAAAAATCATTCAGACCAATTGCACTGTCCACGGATACCTTAACTGCATTCTCTGCGCCAGCACCCATAACAGTACCATAAGTACCATTAATAATGTTGCTCAAAGTTGCAAAACGAGTATCCTGCTTACCAGAACTGGTAAGTGCGGTAATATAGGTGAAATGAACGGAAACAATATTCAACATTGCGTCATCAGTTGCAATCTCGATTGAACCAGTAATAAACTGAGTCCCAGGATTCTTGGAACGCTCTCCAGTCACCTTAACTTCGAGACTGTGATTATACAAAAGACCCTCAATGTGAGCTCTATTCATTGTTGCTTTCATTATTAATTATTATCTCCTTCAAAATCATCAATATTAAATGTCTTACCTTTTTCAGTTAATACATAAACGACAGGGTCTTGTCCCACTTTTTCACAGAAACCATCTGTGGTCAATTTTCTGAGTGTACCAGACACTCCACGTGAAGTAATCCCCATTCCTTCTGCAACTTCCTTTGCCTTAAACATCGGAAGACTTGAATTCTGAAGATACTTCAAAACTTTTGCGCCATTTTCCGTAAGAACTGGCTTATCGGACTTCTGACCGGACAGCATATCAATATATGACTGAACATTTTCAGTCATGAGATCATTTGCAACATCCGGCGCAGCTTCCATCAACGCATTTAGAAACTTCAAAAATTCTTCTTTCATTTTCAATCTCCGTTTACTATTTTCACCTTATATAAATATTATACCATATTTTATTAATAAAATCAACTAAATGCGATTTATATTTAATTTAGGATTTTTTATTCGAGGCTTGCGTTATAACCTGCGATATTTGGGTTAATATATTTTAAGAACGCTTCAAGTTCATCAATATATATCTTCCTATCACCAAGAGCTTCAGGGGTAATAAGAGCATGATACCCGGCAAATTCCATACCAGAAGTATCCATATTATAATCTTTTGCTTTCTGTTCCATTGCTCTTGGATTAGCACTTACTACTACACCATTATTGCGCTGAGCAAGATATAGTAGCTGCTTGGACTTGCCGATTCCACGGCTTCCAAGGATGTAATCCATAATTTCTCCCTTACTTTATACTATATCCATATTCTTTAGCCTTGAAATAATCCTACCAATAGTCTTCACGAGCATTGAGATCTTGTGGTTTACATTCTTCAATTATTTCAAATGTAAAATTCTCTACACCAAGAGCTAACATAGCAGGATAGAGTTTATTGCGGGTAGGCTATTCTGCGCCTATACCGCGCTTAATGTGCTATTTCCATCTTTCTGCAATATTTATTGCTTGACCTACATAGCACATTTGATTTTCTAAATTAGTTATTTTATAAATA